GCTCCGGAAAGATTCGCTCCGGAAAGATTCGCTCTGGAAAGATTCGCTCTGGAAAGATTAGCTCCGGAAAGATTCGCTCTGGAAAGATTCGCTCTGGAAAGATTAGCTCCGGAAAGATTAGCTCCGGAAAGATTAGCTCCGGAAAGATCCGCTCCGGAAAGATTCGCTCTGGAAAGATTAGCTCCGGAAAGATTAGCTCCGGAATTTTTAGCAATAAAAACTTTTAAATTTTCTTCCTCACCTTCAATAATAATATTTCCGGTAAATCTATTTTTGATTTGAATTTTCACTAAAATCCCCTTTGCATTAAATTTTCTTCAATCATGTTATCAAGGTCAAATCCTCCTGCAGGTACCAGGCAATTTTTATTTAAATATTCCTGTCCTTTTACACTGTCCATATGATACGCTTTACCGTAGGCGTATAAAATCTGATCTCCTTTCCTTAAGAGTTTCCCTGTTTCGGCACAAGCGTTGTTAAATTTTGCTATAATTACTTTTGGCGGTTGGCAGCGGTATGATCTGTTAAACATTTTTCATTTTCCTTTCTTATAGCGTTCTTATTAATTCATTATAAATCAATTGAAATTGTTTCGGGTCATTCCTTCGCAGCCAGGTTCCATAATTTTTTGTGGGTTTTTTACCGTTGAAATAATGTTTCTCTTCTTCAGGAATTGGAACTTTGTTTAATTCTTTTTCCAGAAATTTGAGCGTTGGAAGTTTTTTCTTTTTGATGTATTTTAACATGTTATAAATCCTTTTTCTTTGAAAAAATTTGCATCAAATAAAATCTTTTACGGATAGAATGATCCTTTTTGATTATTTTTTTGATTTTTCTGATTTTCATTCATCCAATCCTTTTCGCTTCTCCAACAACATTACCGTTTATGTCGATCAGGTTCCTGCCGAATCTTCCAGTTTCAATTAAATTTTTTGCGTATTCTTCTAGTATACGAGATGTTTCATAGGTTGCGTCACCGTCGAAGGCTGCACCGTCCATCTTTATTTCAATTTTAAGTTTCATTTTTTTAGCTCCCTTTTTTATTGTTTTATTCCCGGCGCACTTTACGCCTTTTAAATTCGCCCCGGGATTCTCACCCAAGGCAGGAATTGATTAATCTGTTGTGATTTCTCCCATTAAAGTTTGAAGACGTTTTATTTCGGCCTGCTGTTCACGGTATTTCTCATAATAATTTCTAACCTCTTTAATGTCTTCCTCAATTCTATTTTCTGAAAAATGCTTTTCAAGGTATACGGAACAACCTCCGTATACTTTGTTTGTTGAAGAATCGTATTTAATCCATTCTGGCGAATTACCAGAAGGGAATAAAGCCATAAACTTATTATAATTTGCTTCCCTGCGTGCTTCAAGTTCTTCTTGATCCTGTTTTAATTTACGACAAGCAATAACCATTTTTTCAATCTGTTTAAGGACTTTGGATTTATCAACCTCTACATTCATTGGCACTTTGACTTCTTTAATTTTCCAAATTGGGCTCTGTGATTTTACAATAAAATAATGATTACCTGCGCGTGTTGCATGTCGCTCAACTTTAATTTCAAGCGGATAATCAAAAAGATCACCTTTAAAATATCTGATCCTACCTTCCAGATTAGGTATTAATTCTTTTTTGATTTGGTTTAAAACTTCATTTCCTTTTACTACATCTGAATACATTATTTTCATATTGTTTCCTTTTAGAGTTTATAGTTTATTGTTTGACTTATAAGAATAATAATCTTTTCCGGCTCCAATTATGAGATGATCTAAAACTTTCATTTCCATTATTTCAACGGCTTTGACAATGTTCTTTGTTACGGCGTTATCTGCTGCAGATGGAAAGCTATCACCTGAAGGGTGATTATGTACAAGAATGCAACCGGAACAATCCTTTAATATAAGGGTTTTGATTATTTCCCTTAAATAAACATTACATTGACCAATTGTACCGATTGAAATCAAGTCAATTATAAGCACTCGATTTTTACAATCAAGGCCGATGACGTAGAAGTATTCTTTGTGCTGCTCTTCGGGTGGTCGGGCTTCAATCAAGGCTCTGGCAAGATTCGCTCCGGCTTCGGGGCTGCATACTAATTCAAGGGTTTTTTCTTTTATATACATGTGAAAAGCTCCTGCTGTATTGGTTCTTTATTAAGTACTGATAAAAAATCGTATTGCTCTATTTTTGGGCGCTTCTTACGCTCATGCGCTTTGATTTCAGGCTCTTTTACTTCCCTGAATGATTCAGGGCCTTCCAATTCTGATATGGTCCAAGATTGCATTATTTGCCCCTTTTCTGAGTGTTGCGGATAATTTGCTCATTGGCCGAAGCCATGCCGGACAAAGCCATTAAAAAACATCCAAAAACAAGACCTAAAATCCATAAAAATATTATCCAATCTAACATTTGATCCCCCTTTATTTTTAAAGTCCATTAATTATTATTGAATTCTTAACGCTTCTTAAAAGTCTTTTGTTTGAAGTGCGACTAGATGAAAAAACTAAAAAATCCTTAGCCATTTCAACTAAATAAATTCTAAGTTCAATTCCATTCCAATTTTCAGGAATTTTATCGATTTTTTTCAACATTTCATTTTTAAGATTTCTTGTAATGTCTCTTATAAATCTCTTTTTTTCAGCCTTTTTCATTACTCCCCCTTTATTTTTAAGATTATGAATTCTACAATATTACAAATGCACCCTAAAAGTATAAGCCCTGCATTCAATCCAATTAAAAACACCAGAAACAAAAGAATATTGTCGGTCATGTCCATGTTAATTGCTCCCATTTAAAATTGTGATCTGGTACATCATCAAGCCGTTGTGATACCTGCGAAGACATATTCCGCAGTTTAAAATTAGGATTTCATTCATTTTTACAGCTCCTTTTTATTTTGTATTGTTTCATTACATTGTATTGCTTCATTACATTTCATTCAAAACAATTTTGATATATATCTTTGCTTTTTGCATGCCACCTTTTAAAATAAAATACATAATGTCATGAAAGCCACTATTTATAAGGCTTTGAAGGCTTTTTATGTTTTTTGTGCAAGTGTGTATAGTATGCAATTTTTTATTGTCAACATAAAATTTTTTTAGGTCTGTTTTTATCAGTATTTATGCGGCTTGCAAGGCAATCATTATTTATTTTTTTTTCAAATGACCTGGAAGCCACTATTTATGCGGGTTTGACAGGCATAAAATTTTTTTATGCCACCATATAAAATCTTTACGTTCTACATTTTTGTAGATTCTACAATTTTGTAGAATTTTTTGGTATTGTCTACAATTTTGTAGATTCTACAATTTTGTAGATTGTTTGTTGAGATAGCTCAAACCTATATATTTTACAAATGCCCAAAACCGGATGGAATGCCCGACATCGTGAAAGATGAAACGCTAAAACCGGCAATTTCATATATGTATGTAAAGTACATACAATCATATGCTTTATGCAATACTGTCGCATAATTTTCGTTATGTAATATTATTTAAAGTCATAAACTATTATCACATAATCACTTATGACTTTGATCTAAATTAATATGACAATAAGTAGCTGCATGCGTGTATTTCAAGCAATTTTTTGTGCAGGCTGCGAGCAGGAGTATTAAAAAAGAATTCTTTTTTTGTGCCAGACTGAAAACCTTTACCACGCCCCCACCCCTTTTCCATAGTCGAAGGTACCATCTATCCACTAAAACCAAACATAAAAATTCCAGCTATTAAAGGTCTCCGGTTACCCCCTTTTAAAAAAATCACAAACGAAAAATAAGGGCTTAAATCCAAACAATAATTGATTTGAAAGGTTACCACTTCAAAGAAAAAATACACACCTAAAAACGCATGGAATTCGATTGAAAAATTGATATATAAAAGATTCTGTTTATAGCACATTTAATTTCAAGACATCAAATGATTTAATATAATAGGGCAGGAATTATGATTCCTGTCCCTATTATATTTATAAATCAATTTTCATGTCAAGGAAAAAATTTCTAGTCATAAATAACGTAATAATAAGAACTTATAATATAGCACATAAAATTATAGATTTCTGTAAAATGTCATAAGTATCGGCACACCCCGTCAGTTACAACCAAAAAAAATCAAAAATTAATTTTTTGAGTCATAACTTAATTAATTCATGTAACTTATAATCTAGCATAAAAATAAACACATTTCAAAAAATGTCATAAGTATCGGCACACCCCGTCAGTTCGAGCTACAAAATTCAAAAAAAATAAATTTGTATTTACATAAAAATAATTTCTGATATTATTCAATTAAAGCTCAACAAAAGGACTGATGATTTATGAACAGAAAATTTCTCCCGGGTAACCCTAAAACGGTTCAGGTAAAAGATGGCCTTTCGGTCAAGCGTCCGCCTGTGAGCGCCCGGGAATTTTTGAAAGGAATCTTGTATGTGTAAATGCTCAAAATGCGGTGAAGAAAAAAATGAGAATGAATTTTACGTTTCTGAGTTTAAGGTATGGGTTTGTAAGAATGCTTCGGTGAATGAGGATGAAGGAACTTTTAAGAAAGTGGTTTCGGTGAGTAAAGAGTGCATGAATTGTATTTCAGGACTTGAAGGAAAGCTTATAAAAGAGAGTTCTGATTTCTGGAAGGATAAAAGCCTTGGGATTATAAATGATGTTGTTAAAGTCGAAAATCTTTCCGATGCTGAAATGGCAGAGGTTTTAACTGAGTCCTGGATTACATATAAAACTCTTGTTGAAAAAATCCGTCATAAAACCGGAGTATTTATGCTTAAAACTGCTGAGGCTTTGTTGGATCAGGTGTTGAGCCGGAATGGATTATTGAATACCGAAATTCAAGGAACGAAAGTTTTTGATTTATTTTGCGTTGAAAAAACTGGTAAAGGTTCTGGTGTAAAAAATCTTCTGTTCAGGAAAAAATTAAATGCCTGAGATAATTGTCGACAATTCACGCGAGAAAATGAAATCCCTTCTTAAGGACTCCGCAAAGTGGGTTGAGTATTGCAAACTCAACAATCAATATCGTAAAGAAGGGCTAGGGATGAAGGAATCCCACGATAAAGCCCTGAAACAAATCCAGGTATCAGCTATTCCTGAAAAATCAAAAGGATCTGCCGGAAATCCCAATATTGGGTCAATCTCACTAGAAGAAAAGCGTCTGATTGAAGAATTGAGTGACGGAAAGAAGAAGAATATCAACGAATCAATCGAGTGGATCTATGAGAACATGGGTGTCGAAGACATCTCGCCTGCGGATGCTCCGTCGATTGGGGCCTATACTCACCTCAAGAAAATCCAGATGGACCCGGTGCTGCAGTCTGAGTTCTATAAAAGTGTATGGATAAAAACCCTTGTGAAAAATGATGCTATGGAAGAATTACGTGAAAGGTTGTCTGATGACGGAACAAAAATCTATAACACCATTGACCGCGCTCTCGAAGCAATAAGTGAAAGGGATGATGGATAATTCACCTGTAAAACTTCTCACTCTTGATAAATCCATACTTAATAAAAACCATTCTGCTTATTTAAAAGTCCCTAAGAACCCTAAGAAAAATCTTGCCTTCCGACGTGAGATAATCAAACTTTGTTTGGGTAATGATGAATATGCAAAGGAAATCCGCCGAACCTGCAAGAAGGACATTCTCTTTTATTTGAATACATTCGCCTGGACCTACAACCCGAAGAACAAACCCGGGTTCAAGGTTCTTCCTGTGATAACTTACGAATCGTATCAGGATTATGCGATTGTCGAAATGAACCGGTGCATAAATGATGGTGTTGATTTTGTTGGGGAAAAATCCCGTGACATGGGTGTCACCTGGATCTTGATCTGGGTATTCGCGCATAAGTTTCATTTCTTTGATATGGAAAGTTTATTGATGGTTTCCCGTAATGAAAAATATGTTGAGGATAAAGGCAACCCGAAAGCGCTCTTCTGGAAGTTTGACTTCCATTTTGAGAACCTTCCTATCTTCATGCGTCCCGTGATCGAGAATACCAACATGCACCGTGAAAACCTGCTGAACGGTTCTAAGGTTGATGGTGAATCAACAACCGGTGACGTGGCCCGTGGTGACCGCAGGACCGTAATAGGCTGCGACGAATTCGCCGCGGTGAAGGAAGGGTATGAAGTTTTAAGATCAACCCGTGACGCGACGGATTGCCGTATCTTCATATCTACACCGAAGGGTTCTAGCAACGCCTTCTATGATGTCACACAACTCCAGGGAATTTCAAAAGTGTCAATCCATTGGACTCTCCACCCGGAAAAAGCAAAAGGCCTTTACTGGTTCGTTGACGGCCGACTTGAAATTATTGATAAGAATTATCCGTTTCCTGCTGATTACAATTTTATAAACCGTGGCGATAATAAGCTTTCCTCAATATGGTATGACATTCAACGAAAACGCTGCGTAAGCGATACCGAAGCCGCGCAGGAACTTGATATTGACTATATCGGTTCCGGTAAAGGATTCTTTGACGGTGACTTCATTAAAACTAAATATATCCCGAATCACTGCTGCGCTCCGTGGTTTGAAGGTGAATTAATTATTGACGATGAGGATACCCTTGAATGTCACTTTGAAGAACGCGCCGGAGGACGGCTTAAACTTTGGATGAATATCGGTAACCATGGATGCCCTTCTGAGGATATTTCTTTTGGTATGGGAGCCGACATCTCAGCAGGAACCGGGGCAAGTAACAGTGTGCTTTCTTTCGGCAATTTAAGAACCGGTGAGAAACTTGGCCAATGGACCGACAATAAAACCTCACCTGAGAAACTTGCCAAAGTTGCTGTCTGCCTGGCAAAATTCCTAAACCGTGCTTTCATGATATGGGAAATGAATGGACCCGGCCATATTTTTGCTAATAAAGTGCTTGACTTCTACAAGTACGATAATATATATTATCGTCAAAATGACACGTCAATCACCAAGAAGGTAAGTGATTTGCCTGGCTGGTGGAACGTTGGTGATGCTAAACTTGTTTTACTTGGGATATATCGCAATGCACTGGCTTCTGAAAAATTTATCAACCACTGTGAAATCTCAATGCTTGAAACTCTCCAATATGTTCAAACTCCGTCAGGGGTTGAGCATTCTGCAATTGCCAATAAAATTGACGATTCCGAAAGTAAGAAACATCACGGAGACATGGTTATTTCCGATGCGCTTCTTCAAAAACTTTTCGAGCAATATGCAGAAAAGATTAAGGAAGAAGAGTTTGAAATTCCTGAACATTGTTTGGCTTCCAGAAATGCTTATTTTGAAAAATTAACCAGGAGAGAACGCGAAGATGCCGATTGATTACAGCAGAGCAAAGAGAGCGATTGATTATAATTTTTCTCAAATGGGAACCTTCAGGGAAAATCGGTATAAATTCGTAAAGCAATACGTCGGGGCTAACTATTCTAAAAATGGATCTTCCGAAAAAATCCCGGTAAATTACATGATGCTGGCAACATGTATTTACGTTCAACGATTGGTATCAGCAAATCCACAAGCGTTCGTTTCAAACAACATTCAATCCCTAAAACCTCAAGCCATAAACCTGGGCCTTGCATGCAATCAACTTATTAAAGAAATAAACTATAAGCGCACCATGCAACTAGTGGTGCTTGATGCAATCTTTGGAATGGGAATTGTTAAAAAAGGTTTAACATCAAAAAGCAAAGTTGAATTTAACGGATTTACTCATGATGTCGGGCAATGCTATATCGATCATGTTGATCTTGATGATTTTGTTTTTGATATGTCCGCAAAAAAAATTGACCAATGTGGATTCATGGGGAATAAATATCGAAGACCTTATGACTTGGTTTTAAATAGCGGACTTTACGATCCTGAACTTATTAAAAAATGCGTTCGTCAAAAGAATAATCAATATCGAAAGAATTCTGCAGCAGGAGGAGATGAAGAAATTGAAGGAATAAGCCGCGGAGGTGACACCTACAATGCTGAAACATACCTTGATTATATCGACCTGATCGATATATGGTTCCCGTACGAAGGGAAATTTGTTACCATGCCTTACTCCTACGAACAAACCGATTGGACTACTCCACTGCGTGAAGTTGATTTTGAAGGCCCTGAGAATGGACCTTACAATATCCTTGGTTTTCACGATGTTCCTGGACAACTACTTCCTCTTCCTCCTGCAGCAGCATGGTTGGAATTGAATGTTATGGCAAATAAGATTTTCCGGAAACTTGGCCGTCAGTCCGACCGGGCCAAAACAATTCTTGCGGTAATGAAGGGCGGTGAGAAGGACGGTAAGAATATTACCGACGCTTCTGATGGTGATGTGATAGGCGCTTCAAATCCTGATAAATGCCGGGAATATAAATTCGGTGGAGTTGATAATGTTGGACTGGCTTTTTTTCTTCAGGTTAAACAACTTTTCTCTTACCATGCTGGCAACCTTGATTCACTCGGAGGGCTAGGGGCAATTTCTGAAACAGTTGGTCAGGATAAATTAATGAATGAATCTTCAAGCGTAACAATAAACGGTATGCAGTCCAGGGTGTACGACTTCTCAAAAATTGATGTCAGTGATATTGCCTGGTACATCTGGTATGATCCATTCGTTGAAATTCCATTCACCAAACCGGTCAAAGGAACCGATATAACAATTCCTTATATTTTCACAGAAGAAGACAAGGAAGGAGACTTCCTTGATTACAATTTCTCAATAGTTCCATACTCCATGCAGGAGGATACGCCTTCAACCAAAGAAATGAAACTCCGTGGAATAATGGCGAATCATATCACTCCTATAACTCCAATGATGCAGCAGCAGGGTGTAATGTTAAATTGCTCTGAATATATCGAATTTGTTGGAAGATTAAGCAACATGCCGGAACTTCAAAGCATGTTTATTTATGCGGAACCGAACGCAGCTCAGAACGCTAAACCAATCGGAACTCCTGCTTCTAAAACTTCACATAGAACCTACGAACGAATAAACAGGCCAGGATCAACAATCGGTGGCCAAGCTAATGCAATGACAGCCGCACTATCAGGGATGGATTCTGGTCAGCAGAATAGTCAGGCAGCCTCAATAATGGGGAGCGTAGCATGACGAAATCAGAACATTGTCCAGACCATTGCAACGTTTTTGCTGATATTGCCGTAATAAAGTCGGACGTTCGTCATATTAAAAATAAATTCGATGAAATGAAGTCTGTTAAAACTGAAACAAAAACAGACGTTAAATGGTTGATGACTTTTCTGGTTGCTGTAATAAGTTTTTTATACACATATTATAAATAAAAATTTTTTGTTTTAATTGTATGCAAAAAGCATAAAATAATATATAATAAGAAAGGTTTATATGCCGACATATTGCTACAAAAAAGAAGATGGTAGTTCTATTGAACTGGTAATGACCTGTGAAGAAAAGACCAAAAAGGAATTTACACACGATGGTAAAACTTCTATTTTTTTGGATGACGGAGAAATTGGTTACCGGGATATTGAAACTGAACTTAAAGGTACCCGGACTTTCCCTGGTAATTGGCCACTACTCTCAGAGGCTTTTGGTTGCGCTGAAGGTCAGGAACATGAAGCGCACCAGAAATCTTTAGAAATGGGTGTTCCTGTGAAATATATAAACGGTAAAGCGGAATTCACAAGCGCTGCGCACAGAAGGGCTGCATTAAAGGCTTTTGGGTTTCACGACCGAAGCGCATATTGTTAAAACATAAACTACAATAGAAAGAAAAAGTCATGGCAAGACCAAAAAACGAAAGCTCAGAAAGTGTGACAGGTAGTATTCCGGAAGTAAAAAAGGGGAAGGCTCCAGATGCGTTCCCGGGCGAATCATACAGCAAAACAGAACCAAAGGGAGACGAGTACTCTCAGCGCGAAGACGACAAACCAAACAACTTGAAAGACGCGCCTTCAAGTGGTGAATATGATGCTGTTGATCCTACTGAAATTCCTGAAAAGAAAAAAGGATCTAAAAAAGAAAAAGCTGCAAAGCCTGATTACATTGAGTTTGAAGATGGTCATGATGAAGTTAAAAATAAAAAAGAAGAGAGTGAAGACGAAGAGAATGAAGAAACTGAAGACGATGATAATAAAAGCGATGAAGGAAGCGGAGCAAGCCACGCTGAAGACGATGATGGGCTTGATGAGGATCTGATAGGAAGAGCGCTTGATGCCGGAATGAATGAAGATGACATTGCTGATTTTGACAACAACAAGGAATTTAAAAGGTATGTAAGAGCGCTTGAAATTTCAAATGAAAAAAAATCCCGGGGTTCAAAAGCTGATGAAGAAATTCCAGCGAAAAAGAAAACCGATGACGATACCGGCAAAACAGATATTGAAGAGTTCAAGCTTGATCTTGACAAGGATATATTTGAGCCGAAGGTTGTTGAAGCCCTTGAAAGCTTAAACAAACACTATCACAAGCAGATTGCTGCGATAGCGAAAAAGAACGAGGAACTTGAATTGAAGTTGAAGGAAAAAGAACAGAAGGAAATTCACAAAGAAACTCAGGAACGTGAATTAAATACTGTTCGTGAATTTGACTCGGTTCTAAAAAAACTTGTTTCAGACAAAGACAATGGTTCTTTCTGGAAAAAAGAGTTTGGTGAAGGCGATGCTTTTACGGTTAAAAAAGGGACTCCTGAATTTAAGAACAGATCAAATATCTATTCTGAATTTCTGGCATTCATGGAAGTTGATTCTAAAAAAGGAAGAAAATCTTCCATCGAATCACTGATAAGAAAAGCCATAAATTCTCAGTATGAGGGCCAGGCTGTAAACATTGCCAAGCAGGAATTAAGCGAAAAACTTAAAAAACGAACAAAATTATTTACAGAACGAGCGACTTCGAAGGACCCTGGAGATTCTGGATTGACAAGAAAACAAATTGCAATCAGAAATCTCAAGGAAAAAATCGAAAGAAAAAGATCCGGAGAATAGTTCGTAAGGAGATTATATGATTCTTAGCGATACAGATATTTATGATTTGGTCATAGGCGCTCAGAAAGACCTTGGCCGGAACAAATTTCAGGACATTTCTCAGGAATTGCCTGATTATGTGGTTATGTCAAAATGGTTAAAGAAAGACAAAATCATATTCAAGGGCGGTACCGGAATTCAGAAAAACCTTAAGGTTAAATCCGGAAATACAGCTCAGAACGTTGGACTTTATCAGGTTGATGATGTCAATATCATTTCCCTCATGAAACAAATGAACATTCCTTGGAGACATACCAGAAACCATTGGGGTTATGACAGCGTAGAAGTTGCTATGAACTCCGGAGATCCTTCACTTGAAATTATCGATATGGTTGAAAGCCGACGTTATGATTGTATGCTGGGATTAACTTCCAAACTAGAAACAAATGGTTGGTCATCTCCTGCGGCAGATAGCGAAAACGATCCAATGGGCTTACCTTACTGGATTGTTAAAAACGCTTCTACCGGATTTAACGGTGGAGTTCCTTCAGGACACACCCTGGTTGGTGGTATAAATCCGACAACTTATCCTAACTGGAAAAACTACACCGGGACATACGCCAACGTATCCAAAGGCGATGTAATAAAAACTCTAAGGACTGCATACAGACAGATTGGTTTCAAATCACCTGTTGACATTAAGGACTATGTTGAGGGTCGAGGTCAGAGATACCAGCTTTATATGAACGAAGCTACTCTCAGCGAATTCGAGACTCTTGCTGAACAGCAGAATGACAATCTTGGAAATGACTTGGCTTCAAAAGACGACCAGGTTGTATTCAAGAAACATCCTTGCGTATGGATTCCAATTCTTGATGCCGATACACAGAACCCGATTTACATGGTTGACCATTCAACCTTCTATCCCGTGGTTCTTGAAGGTCAGTATCTAAGAGAAACGAAGCCAATTTGCATGGGCGCAAAACAGCATACAGCATATGTTATCTGGATTGACATAACATACAACTTTATCTGTATTAACCGCAGAGCAAACGCTGTAGTTTACAAAGCTTAATTTAAAATCGAAATAAAGGAGAATTTTTTATGTACGAAACACAAGCCAAATTAATACCTGAATGGGTTTTCTTTCAGGGTACCACAGCTATAGTTCAGGGCCAGGCACTTTGCTACAATAATGACTATGTGACAACCGATACCGGTGAAACCGCAACGGACGCATGGGGAAAAAGAGGAAAAGTTGTTGAACTTCCAAGCATTTCAAACAACGGTTCATTCGCCGGAGTTGCAAGCGCGGCTTATGCTGCCAACGCTTCTGGTCAGTGGATTTTAATATACAAGCCTGGCTCAATATGCCTTGTAAGAACAGGTGAAACCTCTCTTACACTTGGCGATAAAACATTCATCTGCGCTGCGATTGACGCAACGTATAACGGGTATTTCTACTCTACGGGGGCCTCTAAAGGAAAAGGCAACGCAAGAGTTCTTCAGACAATCACTGCAGCCGGGTTGGTAATGTGCGAACTTATGGACGGTGAGGAATCTGGTCTTATTCAGCGCGTAACTCTGGCTTTAGCTGGCGGGGCGATTACTGCTTTTGCTCCTGGAGCCAATGTTGTTGTTGCTGGTGCTGCGGTATCTACAGACCACGCTACATGCACACTTGCAGATGGTACGTTCATCGGGCAGAGAACATCAATCGTTATTTCAACCACTGTTGGAAATAGCAAAAGCTTAGTAGTCACGGTGACGAACGGTTTAAAGATTGATGACACCTCCCTTTCAACGCTTACTTTCAACACTGCCGCCGAGGCTGCGCTGTTGGAATGGACCGGTTCTAAGTGGAAAGTAATATCAACACTCGGAACATCGGTGGCATAATCAATGTCTGAATCCACCTTATCTTTAGGGTATCGGGATTTTCAAAAAGAAGTTGGGTTCTTCCTGGGATATGGAAGAACCTATACTTCCTATACTGCTGGTCAGGTTTCTTTGATTGACGACATTATTCAAGGAGGCCTCCGGAAATTCTATCACCCGATAGAACCCGGAACTAATCAGCATTATGAATGGAAATTCCTTAAAGCTCCAACTACGCTCACCACGATTGCATCGTACACCACAGGGACCGTTACAAGTTCCAGCACTTCGGTAACGCTTGCAGTCGGAACATGGCCGTCATGGGCTGCAACAAATGGCAAACTAGTTGTGAATGGAACTAGGTACACGATTGCTTCCCGTACAAGCGGATCAATTATCGTGCTTTCTTCCGCTCCATCGGTTGCTTTTGCTGGTGATACGTTCGAGCTTGAGCATAATGGGAATTATGACCTGCCTGATGATTGGAATGGTTGGGCCTGCAAGTATCTTACATTTCAGCCAGAAGACCTGGAAGGGCGTGTCAGATTTGTTCCTGAAGAAACCGTAAGAGGTTTAAGGCAAATCTTTGATACGCGTCAAAGACCAGTCAAGGCTGCTGTGAGAGCAAAAATAGGAACCACTTCAACCACAGGTCAAAGGTTTGAATTATTGCTTCACCCGATATCGGATGACGTTTATACTCTGGATGGGCTTTATAATGTCATGTTGAATAAAATTGATCCAACTTCATTGCCGTATCCTGTTGGCGGAATGTCACACGGAGATACAATAATGGAGGCGTGTCTTTTGGTTGCTGCAGAAAAAGTAATGACTTCGTTGATCGGAGAAAGAAAACCGATTTATGAGGAAAAATTAATGCAGAGCATTTCATCGGACAAAGAAAAAGAACCTGATTATTACGGGTATAATGGAGATAATTCAGAAGGTGGATTCAGGCGAGGATGTTGCCGTTTAACAGATTATAACTATATAAAATACGAAGGTGTTTTATATACTGGAGATTAAAATATGAGCAATTTATCAGATATTTTTGAAGTCACAAATGTGGCTCTTGACGGGAAAGTTCATAAGATTACGATTCCTGATAAAACTTTCGGGGTTGTTATTATGCCTGTTGATGTAAATGTCCACTTCGGTTTATCCGCTGCGGCATTCGCTTTTGATGGCAGTTTGAATTATACCGGAGCCGCGGATTCCCCAAGCAAAATTGCTATATTGGGAGTTTCCGCAATGCCTTTAAGTATTCAGGAAAAAAAGGATCTTGGAAATAGAGATTTCTGGGTTGCTTCGCTTCCTGCAGACGGGGCAGGGTCAGTAACAATTATTTACGAAAAACTTTTGTAAGGAGATATTATGAATCAAAACAATTTAATTACAGCTCTTCAGGATGCTAAAATGCCTTCTGTTATGAGCATTTTTAAAACACCTGAAGGTATTACCTTCGGTGCCGGTAAAACCGTTGGAAACGGAATTGAAGGCTGGGCTCCAAGCGCCCCATTCATTCACACTGATGGTTCAACAAACTCAACCAGAGTGTATATGAATACCGGAACAAAAACTACTGCAATATGGACTTCAATATATACTGCAGGCGCAGCTCTCACTTTGGACGAAGCGTTTGACAACGGAGGAATTATAAACGGAGCCGTAAGTTCTGCAACCGCAATTCAAATTGGTGGAGCTACGGACTATTTCACTATGTGGCAGGAAGGCGCGAATGACATTCGAATTGGCACTTCCACAGGCGCAAATATCACAATAGTTCCAGACGGAGGAACATTGGCTTTAACCGGGGCAATGACAGTAAGCGGTGCGCTTACAGTTTCCGGATTAATTACCGGAACTTTCGGTGGAACAATTTCAAGTTCGACATGGACCGCAAGCCCTGTAATAACTTCTTCGGAAGTTACCGGAGCAGGCATGACCGTGAATGGAAATGAAATTACCACAGGAAATGTTCTCCAGGTAAATGCAGATGCCAGTTTAACGACTGGAAAATTTATCAACTGCCTGAATGCAGGCGTAAGCAAATTTTCAGTGGGCCTTGATGGAAGACATGTTATTGCAGGAACCGCAAGCGGAACCGCGGCTTTAACTCTCACTGCAGGTGACTTGGTTGTTACAAGCGGAACTGTAACTTTGACAGCAGGAACCCTTACGCTGGCCGAAGGTTCTATTACGGCCACGATCACAAGCGCGGCGGATCTTGTAAATCTTAATCCGAACGCCGGTGGTGCCGCAATTGATATTGATCTTCCTGCAACTTCAAACCTTGCAACCGGGTATCTTGATATTGACGGGAGCACTGGTTCTGGAATGATGATTTCATGCGCCGCTTCCGGAGCTTATACCGGAACTTTTGTTGATTTGAACATGACCAATGCCGTTGGAGCAAAGGCAATTTTAGTCACCGGAGCAGGCACAAGAACGACTCCTATGATTTCAATGACCGATGCCGCTCCCGGAAATGGAGCTTACGGAATTTTAATGACTTCCACAGCCGCACACGCGAACTTCAGAAGTATTAAAATTACTGAATCCGGTGCCGTTGCCAGCAAGATAATTGATCTTGCCTATGGCGGAGCCAATACAGGCGTTGCAATCAACGTGAATATGACTAACGCCGCAACAACTTCACAATCATTGGTAATAACTTCCAATGTGGCTGCCACTGTCAGTCCTATTTCTATAGTTGACACTGGTTTTGTTGGAGCTACCGGGGTAGGATTGGTGAACATTTCCGCTACAGGAAATCTTGCTCATGCTCAGGCTTCATGCTTGAGAATTGCTTACTCAGGCGCAGGCGCAGCCACAGGACTTGGAACTTCCATAAGAGTTATGGACACAGGTTCGACAGCAACTTCCTACGCTGTTTATATCAGTGCAGCCACAGGTGAAGCTTTATTCGTTGACACTGGTAAAGCAAAATTTACAGAAGGCGCAACATTCAAGTCCAGCAATAAAGAATATATTGCTCCGAACTATGTTGCTGCAGGCGGATCAAACAATGCGATAACCATCACACTCACAGATGCTGATGGAGCGAACGTTGCCCTTGCCGCGGGTTTGAGATTAATTGTTCATACTGGAGCTTATACTTTACAAGCCGGAGCGAATACGCTAAACTTGAATGGAGGTGGAGCTGTGGCAATTAAAAAAGGATCTGCCGCTACGACAGATAAAGCCGTTGCAGCCGCAGCGAATTCGATATTATGCCTTGTGTACAATGGTACATCATGGCTTGATATAGCTGAATAAAAAATAAACACAGCCAGGTTACGGGCTTGGCTGTGTTTTTTAATTCCCGTAAAATTTCAGAAAGGTACATGAATGAAACTTACTTTCCAGAACATTATTGACGCGAAGAATGCTGTGCTTGCTTTGGGTAATGTAAAATCAATTGAAGGAATGCCAATATCAGGCGCAATCAGATATAAGATTGAAAAATTCTGTAAAAAATTCACAAAAGAATTTAACATAATCGAGCCTTTGAGAATTGATGTTTTCAAACGTTTTGGAAAACAGGATGAAAAAACCGGATATGTGAATGTTCTTCCGGAAAAATACAAAGAGTTTCAGGAAGAAATTAAGAAATTCCTTGCAACCGAAAGTGAAATGGAAGGTCTTGATGTTGACCTGAATCTGGTTGATGGACTTTCTGCAGTGCAGATGATGGAACTCAGGGGAAATAAAATCCTGAAAGAAATAGAATAATTCAGCGTTGCTTTGAGTGCCGCAGTGTGAACTATTGCGGCATTTTTTAAAGACCGGTTCTAAAATGGTCAAAAGGGGAAATAAATGTCGAGAGCAGCTTATGTGGCTTCAGTTAATGGAGGAATTCCTTTTGATGGTTGGAATTTCAACATTATAAATTTAGGTGGACCGGCGTCATTAACTAAGATGCACTTAACTAGAAATGGAGATGTGTATTTTGTTGAGGAAGGACCCACTAGTGGAGCTCCTTATGGAAGGATATTAAAAAGAACATATGGATCAAATGATATTATTGTTCAGAGTTCTATTCTGGGGAAATGGACAAATATAACAGAGGATTCAGTAGGAGATATTTTTGCAGTATATAGATGGCGATCAAATCAAGACAATGGACTTGCTGGAGTCTATAAGCAAGTTGGTGGGGTTGGGACTTTCACGCAAATATTTCAATTTGGAAATAGTTCATCCACGCTTTATAATATTGAGGCTGATTTAGTTGGAAATGTTTATGCTGCTTGCAGGTATAGCGGTGGATATATTTATAGAAAACCTCCGTTATCTGATAATTTTAGTTCAATAGGATATGGTGGTGAATGGGAGTCTTCAACTGTAGATAGTTTAGGCAATATTTATTTTGGAGATTTTGGTTCTTATATGCCATTAAATCAAGGAATTTTAAAAATAAGCAATGGATATTCTGGAAACTCATATTTAACATTACCATCTTTAGCTCCTATGGCTATGTGTTGCGATTTAAATAATAATTTGTATTTAGGAATTTTATACGCATCTTATATAGTGAGATATTTATACGGAGAAACAACATATAATTCATACTGTCCTTCTGGATCAGTTTATAGAAAAGGTATCTGCATTGATAGCTCAAATACTTTATATTTAAGTGCCATAACTGGATATAAAATACAGTACTCAATTTTAAATTCAGGTATAGTTAATTATTATTCTCCTGATATTGGAAGTTTAGATATATGGGATATGATTATAGACAAAGACAATAAATTATTAGCAGTAGGATACAATTCGTTATATGTTTACCCGTAAAAAGGAACTCTAACTTGCCACAAAAATCATTTACATTACTACCTCCGTTGGCTGGACTAAATAAGAAGTCGGCTTTTAAACAAAAGCCTCCTTATTCAACTCCGCTTTGCCAGAACGTTCGCCCGGTTGACGCGCTTCAACAACGCGAACGAATAGGTTCAAGGCCGGGTCTACGCAAATCTTTTTATGAGCTTTTGGGTTCAGGAAATCCAATAAACATGATTTCAAATATCAATGTCATGACACCTAATTCACTCAGGATATGGGCAGACTGGTTCGATGCTCATACCGTGGATTCAATTTGGTCACTTCCGTCATGGATTGCAAACCTTCCAACAATTCTGGAACTTGGAGGATTGATTTCAACTTATAATACCGAAGCCGGGGCAATCCGCGGCGCAATATCTCCTTTTGCTATTGCTTCGGAATATCAGATTGAGCTTTTTATTCTTCCGTACCTTGGTTCATTCTGGGGAAGATACCAGATTTTTATGTCAATGAATGACGCGACTCCGGCAATAAATACAGAAGGGGTTATTGTGGAAGTCACCTTGACTGGTTCAGGAGCATATACAGGCCGTGTGGTTGATATTACAGGTGGAGTTGGAACAATTACCACAGCCACAGCCGGAACGCTAGGAAGTGCCATTCCTTGCGTTTTAAGCACTGTCAGAAATGGAACGAACGTAAAAATGTATTTGAATGGAACTTTGCTGGCAAACGTCACGGTTGCGGCTTATACCGGAAAGCGCGTTGGCTTTTCAATGTACTCTACGGTTGCTTCCGGTGTATGCCTGGTGAATGGGTTTAGGATTCAATACAACGAAGGGCTTTATACTGAAATTGAAAGGAATATTCTTTGTGTGGCTTCCAATGGGTATCTTTACACGAATAAAACCTATGTCAATAATTTAACAGCGGTATCCTCAAATTTGAAATTGAACACTGCAAATTTGATTATGGCGCAGGACCGATACCAAAAACTTTACATTGCAGATTTTGAAGAAGTTAAAACCAAACAAACCGATGGAGCAATTTCAGGAACTTCTTTGGATTCCGCCAGTGTTGCGGACTGGACCGCAATAGGGATTAATATTTATGATTATGTTGTTGTAATTTCTTCCGGAACCGGTCCGACTTTAGGAACTTATACCATCGCTACAATTGCTGCAGGTAACTTGACTCTTGGGAGCGCACCCGGAGATGGTACTGGAATTTCATTTTATATCCAGAGGGCCCCAAAAATTTATGATCCAAAGACAGATGCTTTGACGCTTTGGACTGCAACGGCAGGAAAAGGAACTGTTCCGATTGGAGCGTTTTCAGTGGGGCTTTACCGTGATAGAATGGTTATGATTCTGGACCATTTGTTTTACATGTCCAGGCAGGGCGATCCACTGGATTGGGATTATTTTCAAACCGATGTTCAAAGGGCCGTTTCTTCACAATTAAGCGAAGCCGGAATTGTCGGTCAAATAATAAAGTCCGCTGTGATTTTCGGGGACGATTACATAATTTTCTTTTGCGCTTCCTCAACATGGAGGCTTCGAGGCGATCCTACTTACGGAGGCCAGCTTGATAATGTTTCAAATTATGTAGGCTGCGTTGACAGGAAGGCTTATTGTTTAACTCCTGAAGGAACGTTGGTGTTTTTATCTTTTGATGGAATTTATGCGCTTACGGGGGATGGAGGCTCATCTCCTCAGCCTTTGTCAGATAACAATCTGCCGACGGATTTAAAAGAAATTGACAATCGACTGTTCAATGTCACCATGAGCTTTGATGTTGACTATGGAGGAATTCATATCAACCTTACTCCAAAATCTCAGGGCCTTTCAGCTCATTGGTGGTTTGATTGGGCGAATAAAAGCTTTTGGCCTGTACTGTTAAATGTAAACCATCAAGCTTCCGCATGTTTTTATTACACTGAAAACCATTCGGTTTTGTTCGGATGCAAAGATGGATATATCCGATGCTATGATGCGGATTCAGCCACGGACGATGGAACCGCAATTTCATCATATTGTTTTTACGGGCCGATAAGATTTTCCGGTAATGAACGGGATTCAGGGAAATTACTTGAACTTGCTGCCGATGTTGCACTGGGAAGTTCAAATATAACCTATGCAATTCACATTGGAGATTCTTATGAGGGCTGCATAAATTCAACAGCATTTTCAACAGGAACATGGGCTCTTGAAGGAATCAACCCGAAAGATACACCTCACGCTGGAGGAGGTTGCTTCGGTATAAAAATATCAAATGCTGAAAGTTTGCCCTGGGCGATTGAAAATATTTCAGGCGTAATCGAAAGATCCGGAGTACAAAGAATTTTATGAGCAATTTTGATATTCAAGCAAAAGGCAATGATCCTACAGAAATCAGAAAGATTTTTCAGCAAATTAAAACAAAAATTAATGACAGTTTCGTTCCTTATGTTGGAGCTTCTAAAAATGTTGATATTGGATTATTCAGCTTATACGCTTTAATGGGTTATTTTGATTCTATAAAATTTGACACGACTCCAACCACAGACGCAATACAAGAAGGCGAATTAAGGTGGAATGCTACGGACGGCACTCTTGATCTTGGGATGTCATCTGGAAATATAACAATGCAGATAGGTCAGGAAATGTTCCAGAAAGTAAGGAATGTTTCAGGAGCTACTATTTTGAATGGTAAAGCGGTTTATGTTAATGGAAGAACCGGAAACAGGCCAAATATTTATCTTGCGAGGAGTGATGCAGAATCAACTTCATGCGTTATAGGAATTACAACTCAGGATATTTTAAGTCCTGCTGATGGATATGTTACCACTTTTGGATATGTTCGAGGAATTAAAACGGATTACACAGGTTCCGGAGATTGGGGAACAACCTGGGTGGCTGGTGATAAACTTTACATTTCAAAAACAGTAGCAGGGCAGTTAACTAATATTGAACCTGCTGCACCACATCACTCAGACGTTGTTGCTACTGTTGAGATAGTTCATCAAAATCTTGGAAGTATTCTTGTTAATTTTGACAGACATAAAACCCTTGAGGAATTGACGGATGTAAACGGAACCGCTCTTTCTATTGACGGTCAATTTCCTGTTTGGAATAATACCTCAAAGTATTTTGATTTTAATTTTAAAATAACAGATTATTTAAAAAGAGATCAAACAACTCCAGATACAACAACCGGATTATTCACTTTTCCACAGATTCAGATTAGCGACTTGTCAGCCACAAGATTTGCATATTCACAGGCAAGTGGAAGGCTAGCAACAACAGCAAGCGCGGATGATATTACGGTTCCTGTTCAATCAGGAAAAACCTTATTGCTTGAGAATGTTGTTTGGGATGATTTACAGATAAACGTTTCTACAATAAGAACTCCGGCGGCAAGCGCACCGACATGGACTTCTTACAAAGGTTCTGAGGTTTTGACGTTTTCAAAATCTGCAACCAACGTGATTTATTTTAACGCTCAATTGCCGCACAGATATAAGCAGGGAACAGATATTGAGTTTCATATTCACGTTGCATTCCCTGATAATTCGGCAGGTAATTCAATCTGGTATTTCACTTATTCATGGGCGAACGTAAATAGTGAATTTCCTGCGGAAAGTAATTCAGGAAATATTACATTTGCTTCACCTACAACAACAGACAGACACGCTTTAAAAAGTTTAATTGCAACTATTGATGGACATACAGTATCAAAAAATATTTCCTCAATTATTTTATGTTCGCTTTCAAGATTGGGTGGAGATGGTTCAGATAATTATGACAATGTGATTTATTTAGTCGGTGCGGATTTCCATTATCAAATTGATACAATTGGATCAAGAACAGAAACAGCAAAATAAAAATAGAATTTATAAAAAATTTATGATAAAACTTCAAAATAAAAAGGAAAATTAAATATGAAATTATTCAACAAACTTGCGGTATTCGGATTTCTTTTCATGGTTCTTTGTGGAGCAACTTCAATTGGTCCAGACTTTTCAAAAATGATGGGATATTTGAAAAATTCAATAGCGCCTTTCACAAACAATCTTTATGATTTGGGATCAGCAAGTAAGATGTTCAGGGCAGCTTATATTTATAATTCTGCTTACATCGGGGAACATGCGGTGAGGATTTATGAGCAGGATTATGCGATAGCTTTTACAAAGAAAAAAGAATTTAAGTTCACCATCCCTACTCCGTCGATTCTTTACGGATTTGATACTCAGGTTTGTCTTGTTCCATATTTGACAAATCCTATTACTATCACGAAAATTCAAGTGACACTTGACGCTGATCCCACTACTGAGGTTGCAGGAGACTTGAAATATTCAGATTCTTTTATCGGACTTGCGAATCCGACTCTGATAAATGACATTGATACCACTGCAGGAGTTCGGATTGACACTTCGATAACGAGCGGAGCGGTGGCGGCTGGCAAATGCCTTTATTTAGACTTTGATTCGAGTCCTGATGCTGCCACAACTCAGATGAGCGTAATCATAACCTATACAGTGACGGAGTAAATATGAAAAGAATTTTAATAGTAATATCAATTTTTGTTTTGGCTTTGTCGATTAATCTTGTTTATGCAGACGTCACCACAATTTCATTCGAACCATTTCTACAAATCAGAATGAAAAAAGGAACTTTGAGAGGTGAGTACAACGACTGTTTTTACTACAAACTCACCGACTCCCAATATACATGGTTAAGGACTCAACTTGGATTGACACTGCCCGGTATTAGAACAGATGCTCAAGCAAGGGTTGATTCGTGGATAGAGTCCTTGCAGACTCAGGCTAAGGCTATAAGGGCGACAAGGGCGCAGTTATTGGAACAGAAGAAAGCTTTGCAAGATATGATTGCGAGCGTTGACGCTGAGTACGCAACAGCACCGGAGGCGTAATCGTGAATAAAATAATAATATTTTTATTTGCTTTTATTTTCTCACTCAATGCATTTTCCGCCAATCGTTATGTCCGAGCCGCCGGAGGCAATTCGTCAGCCGCTTCAACATGGGCCTCAACGTCAGGAGGTACAGATAGCGTAGCCGTGCCAACGAGTGCGGATGATGTGTTTTTAGATGCGGCGAGTGGGCAGTTGACGATTGATGCAACTTTTAACTGCAAGAGTTTTAATTGCACAGGGTACACAGGAACTTTAACGCATAATTCAGTAGCTTTAGCGTCTCAAGGCAATGTTACCTTTGTTGCTGGGATGACATATACAACAACATCCGGGACCATACAATTTGACCAAGCGGCTACTTTTATCAGTGCCGGTAAATTAATTGCGTCTTTAAATTGCTCAAATTCTATCGGAAGTGTGGTTTTAGGAGATAACATTTCGTATGTAGCATCAAAGACTTGCCTTCTTGCAACTCGTGGAGCAGGTTTAGATTTAAATGGGAAAACAGTTACAGGGAACTCAGCAACAAACAGAGTTCTTGTAAGGCCAAATTCTACGGTAGCTTTAGGAACGTCACAGCCAATCATAGTCAACGGCGGAACCTTCGCCAACTGCGATTTCCGTGACATACAATTCTCCTCAGTCTCCAATCTTGATCTATCAGCCATAACAGGAGGCTCCGGTGATTGCGGTGGAAACTCTATCACAGGAGGTGGAACGGTTTTGACGTTTACAACGCCTGTGGATCAGCATTGGACAAGCGGAGTGACAGGAAACTGGTCAAACGCTGCGAGATGGACAAGTAGAGTGCCTTTGCCACAGGATAATGTTTTTTTCGATGTAGGATTTTCAGCAAGTCAAACCGTGACCGCCGATATGCCTAGGCTTGGTAAAACAATAGACTGGACGGGGGCGACAGGGACTCCAACGTTCGCAATGACAAGCGTGGCGAACACTGCTTACGGAGGGTTGACGCTGATAAGTGGGATGATTATTTCATCTTCTCAAAACCAAACTTTCGAGGGTAGGGGATCTTTTAATATAACTAGTGCTGGAAAGAATTTCGGATCAAGTACACGTATTTCTATAGCCGCATTTGGTGGAACATATACTCTTTTAGACTCGCTATCAATGAACGATAGTTTATACCTTTTGAATGGAACATTGAATTTAAACAATTTTAATGTCACTTCATATTTTTTTGTTTCAGCAGGTATTTCAAATGTTAGGTGTTTAAATATGGGTAGCGGCACATATACTGCCGTAGGAACTTCTGGAGATATATGGAATGTAGACACAAGTACAAATATGACATTCACTAAAGGAACTTCCAAAATAATAATATCTGGACTAGGTGCTTCCACTAAAGGTTGGAAAGGGTCAGGGCTAGATTATTATGACGTAGAATTTACAGGTGGAGGAACTGGAGCAATACTTTTTAAAAATTCAAGCTCGTTCAGAAACATAACCATCAATCCACCTAAAACTGTAAATTTCGAGGCAGGAACCACACAAACAGTAGCATCGTTTACAGCCGTGGGGACTCAGGCAAATCCGATAACGATACAGAGTACAAGCGCAGGAAGTGCGGCTACGCTGAGTGATGAGAGTGGATCAAATATTTTAAAATACTGCTCAATTAAAGACATCACTGTTCAAGGAGGAGCAAAGTGGGTTTCGCCTTTAGCATTAGGAAATACGGACGTTTCAGGAAATACCGGATGGACTTGGTATCTGGCTTTAGGTTTGTTTTGGATAAACGATTAAAAAACTTTAAAAGGAAAATATTATGCCGATAAGAAATCCATACTTAACAGTTCCGATTGGATCAAGGCCATCAACAAGACCTGATTTATTTGGGCCTATTTCAGCTCCACCAGGTGCAAAAATTTTACCAGGCAGAACCATGGAACAAAGCGCGAATTTTACAAGCAATCCATACGCCACAAAAGCAAATGCTCCAGCAAGAGTTATGGGTCCAACTCCATCAGCAAAAGCGAAAATCCCTAAAGCTCCGAATCAGTACATAGATGAAGTAAAATATTATGGATATAAAAATCCATATACTGGAGATAAAGGCACAAAAATGACAATTCACAAATTAAACCCTGAATGGACAGCTTGGGATCAGAAATATGGATCAGGCGCAGGCAAAGGAACTACAGAAGCAGCTCCGGCTTCAACCACTCAAAGCAAAGGAGATACTCTTACAACAGAATACCAGAATGCTTTTAATGAAGCCAAAGCCGCAAATGAAAAGCGTTATGGTGACATAAGCAATCAATACGGAACTCAACGCGCTGATTACGAAAAAAGGCTTGCTACAGGTATGGGCTATCTTGACACTGCCGGAGTTCAGCAGAGCAAAGACATTGCTGCAAATTGGGAAGCTGAAAAAGGTAAAGGCGTTCAAAATCTTGTTGATTCTGGAATGTATAACTCCACAATACAGCCTACGATGAAAATGGGCTATGAAACTCAAAAACAGGCCGATTTAGCGCGACTTAATGAAAACTTGAACCAGCAGAGGCTTCAAACTTATGGACAGCTCTCAGGCGATGCTTTAAGCTCTAATCAAAGATTCTTGAATTTTCAGGAAAATAGAACCGATGCTTATCCGGATGCTGAAATGTACGCAAAATTAATGCAGCAGGCCGGTCAGACTTCGGCTGGAACCGGAACAACTTCAGGTGGCGGTGGGGTTACCACAGGTGGAGGAACTTTTGCAACGATAAAAACAAAATCAACTCCGTTTGTTGGAGATGTTGAAAAAACCAGACAATTCAGAAATTCTCCCAAGGTCATAAACACGCTTCCTTCGACTCCGAAAAAACAGATTCCAATTACGAAAGTTCCGACAAATGCAGCTCCAAAAAAAGCGTATGTTCCGATGGTTGATAAAAGCTATACAACCAAAAAGACTAAAAAAAATGAATGGAGAGAAATATAATGCCAATCACAGTCCAGCATCAACCAAGCTTTAAATCAATCGGGGATGTTTCTTCTGAATACGGGAAATTTCAAATTAATCGCGAAGATGTTCAGAAGGCTCAGGATAATGCTTTTCAACTTCAAAGAATTGACAAACAAGCTCAAATAAATGAACAGTTTGCTCAGAACAATTTTGAACGTGAACAGCAGGCTGCTGATCTTGCGCTTCAAAGGGATCTTGAAAAAAATCAAGATTTAACAGAATATGAGTATACAACGAAGCAGAAAATGGCTATTGATAATATCAACAACCAGATTTCAGATGTTCAAATGAATATGGAGCTTTCTCAGGATGACAAAGATTATGCTGTCAGGGAATTGGAGTTCAAGAAAATCGGTATCAAGCCTCAATCAAAACCAAGATCTTCTCCTTTCCCGAAAGGTCAGGACGTGAACGATATTTGGACTGATAAAAGCACCGGAGTGGTTTATACCAGAAATGAAAATGGGGAACCCAAAGTTCTTGTTAAATCAAAAGATAGCCCTGAAGGTTCAGCGATGGAAACTATTTCAACGAAGGAATATGTTGATCTTTATGAGAAAACATACAAATCAATGGTATTCAAAAATCCTATGGGACAAGAAACTCCGCCGGATGCTGATAAAGTTGCTGAACAGGTTGAGAAAATTCTTGCTTCTAGGGATTTGATAAAGATCAAGGCGCAGGTTTATAATCTGCCTCCAAATTTTCAAAAAATTTATACCGCATTAACAAATCCAAGAATAGATGCAAAAACAGGTAAAACCGTTCCTCCTTTGTCACCAAAGGCAGCAATGGATATTGTAAATAAATTAAAAGGCAAAAAATAAAAATGGATGAATATGAAGAGTATGCGAATGAGCTATTTACTCAATTAGGCGGTTCTGAGAGTTTGGATGTAAAAGAAATTTCAAATCAATCAAATGAATATGAAGAATTCGCAAGCGAAGCTTTAAGCAATCCTGATATTTTAGATTCAATTCAAGTTCCTGAAACTAAAGCTCCAGAAATTTCAGTTTCAGAACCGGTTTCAATTGATCCACGGACAACAACGACTATTCCTTTTCAAACTCCTGGATATTTAGGGCAGCCGTTACAACAGAAAGAGGATTCTGGATACAGCTTAAATTCTTGGAAGGATTTTTCAGACGGGGCTACTCAGGGAATTTCTGATTTAATTTTTACAGTTTACAATATTCCAAAAGCCTACGAACTTGGGAAAGAAAGATTTCAAATATTAGCAGATAAAGCAAATCCAAATATTACGGTTGAATCATGGAGGAAATTAAAGGCTCAGGAAGATTTCAATAACAAACAAATGATTGCTTCTGGTGTGGATGATGGTCAAGGAATTACCGCAAGCAACATTATAAAAAAAGTAATACTAGGAGCGGCAACTCAAGCCCCTCAAATAGCGCAGCAATATTCAGAAGTATCTAAAGGTTTGATGGATGGATATTCTGGTTTGAGTTTGAGGGAAAAATTATTCCCTATGTATGGAATCGCAAAAGTAGCTTCTGAAGCTGTAAAAAATTATGTGAATTATTCAATGGACATTTCCACCGGAGATGCCAGAAGCGATTATTTGGATAAACTTTCAGAAAAAAGAGAAATAACTAATGAGGATTTAAAGTTTTCAGAAAAACTAGGCAAGGTTGCAGCAATTCCATATTTGATGACGGATATGATTGAAACTTATTTAACAGGCAAAACCGTTGGAATGGTACCTGGATGGAATAAATTAAAGAAAACAATAATCAATAAAGCCATTGATTTTGTTGGTAATATTGCAGGCCAAAGCGCGTCAGAAGCAGCTCAGAAATTAATTGTTGATGTATCAAGCGATATTGGACTTGCTTTAAATGGTATAAATTTAGATGCCTCAATAAAAGATAAGGCGATTAGAATTGGAAAAGATGTTGCGAATGAATTTGTTCAATCAATTCCTGCAATGACAGGAATTGCAGGATTAGGATCAGGTGCAGGGGCTTTGTTTTCATCAAAGCCTTTGGATTCATTAAGCGAAGCAAATATTAAAAATTCAAAACAAACCAAAACTCCCACAACCAAAGAAGAACTTTACACTCCTGAAGGCGCACAGTATTTAATTCAGTCAAAACGAAAAGAGATTGAAGATTTAATTGAAAAAAGAAAGCGCGGAGAGAATATTTCAAGAACTGAATTACAGAAAATTACCGGAATAGGAAATATTGGAAACGGCACTCAAAGAAATGGATTTATTGATAATTTAAAAAATATAGTAGAAACACAAACACAGAAAGGGGTGAGTTCAAATGGCCAAGAAAGTAGTAGTGAAAAAGGGCAAGAAAGTCTGCAAGTAAACGCAGATTCCGATATAAATAAGCAGCCTGCTCAGGAAACTGGACAGGCTGCTGCTCCAGATTTTTTTAAGCAAGAAAAACAATTATTCATTCAGAAATATAATAGGGAACCGGACGAAAACGAAATCAAACAAATTCAGGAAGTGGCAGACATAAAAAAAACTTCTTATGAAATTGAAGAGCTTAAAAAAGAACCTATTCAGCAAATAGATTCGAACGGAAACCCAAACAAAATAACCATTGAAGATGTTTTAGACGAAACAAAAGAACCTGTTGTTGAAGAAACAAAAACAGAAATTCAACCTGAAACCCAAGTACAAGTAGAACCTAAAAAAGAAGTAGATAAAAGAAAACTTCAATTTACACGAGAAGAATGGGATCAATTAAAAGATGATCCTGCAGTATTTGAAAAAATAAGCGAAGATGAATACAATGCTCAGGAATATCATTTTGACAAACAGGACGTTATAAACAATGAAATAATTCTTTTTGCAAATAGCAGTTTAAGCCAAGAAGATGAAACGGCTCAGTCAATAGGAGCTTCAATTGAAAGCGCAATTCATGGGGCATCTTCATTATTTGTTAAAGGCAAACCAAAAAAGCCAGCGCGTTCAAATGCTTTAATTAATTTCATGAAAGCTAAACCCGAAAAAAGAAAAGAAATGGGCCAGTACATTAAGCCTGGAGAATTGACGAAATATAATCAGGCCATGAAAGAATATTCTACAAAAATGAAGAAATGGGAAGATGATGTTTTGGCTTACAATTCAGAACTTGTTGCGGATGATTTTAATAAAATAAGATATGAAGTAAAAAAGGTTTTGAATGAAAATAAGGACTCAAAAAATCCTATAATAAAAAAAATGGTGGAAGAACTTGGTTTTTTAGATGGTATTTTAGATAGGTCGGATCAGGATATTTTAATCGGAAATGAACAATTAATGAAGGAGCTGCGTTATGGTCACAGAAAATCAGCAGAAAAAAGGCTTGGTGGATCTTCTGGAAAAGTTGCCAACAAATCAAAAACTGATAGCTCTAATAACGCTGTCAAAGGCCCTGATAAAACTGCAGAGATTAGCAAAGAAATCGAAAGAAAAATCAGCGAGTACCAAAAAAGCTTAGAGCCTAAAAGCGAAGAAGAGCCAAATGAAATGTTTGCTCCAAAGAAGAAAAAAGGAATGCTGAAAGAAAAGAAAAAGGAAGAACCTTATCAGACTCCAGCGAAAGTTCCTACAGGAGTAAAAGTTCCTCAGATTGATGATTTTTTTGATAAGGCTTATGGGAAAAAAGTTATTGAAGGGTCATTGAAAATTTTCGATGAAACCAAAAAACTTGTTAAAAGTATAACCGATAGATTAATCGGAGTTGGATACCAAGGCAGAAAAAATGCAGGAGTTTTTTACAGGGACACAAAGAATATTTTTGTTGAATCATTGAATAATATTGGAGTGGCCGCGCATGAAGTAGCTCATTTTCTAAGCAACAAATATAAATTTGAGAAAAATATAAACAGGGTGATAGGTCAAACAAAAGACGGAAAACCAAAATACAATCCATATTACAATCAAATAGTAAAGCAACTCACTCAGATTTATGTTGAATATTACCCGGGCGGAGACATCAACCATTCACGCGCAAAAAGAGTTGAGGAAGGCATAGCGACATTCATTCAAAGATTCATTGAGGATTCATCGAATACTTCAGCGAATTATCCACAGCTTGTTGAACATTTCATTGATAAGGGCGGAGACTTCTTCAATCAATCCACAATTGAATTGATAAAGGGGGCCAGGGCGATATTAAGGAAATATGAAAGCCTTGATTCTTTGGGCCAGATTCAGACCATAATAAAGCAGGATGTTGAGAAGATGGACGGAAAAATGAAAATGAGTTTTTGGGAAAGAATAAGATTCCAATGGGCTCATAAAAAGCTTCCAGCAGAAATGCTAACAAAGAAATCAGGAGAATGGGGAACCCCAGACGACATGTATGCCTGGCTGGAAGCTTATGGATATTTGCCGAACATAATCGGTAAAAATATCGAAGGAAGCAAAGGTTTCATGACTATTGATTCCGAAGGTAATTTCTTCTTAAAACATAAATTCAATTTAAAAACGCTTACAGATAGTTTGCATAAAATTGGACGTAGAGAACAGTTTGAGGCTTGGCTTATAGCCAGAAGGCAATATTTCGAATATAAGCGCCTTGACGATCTAAATGAAAGCTCAGATCAGGCCCAAAAAGAAATTGAATCAATTCAATCAGAAGTTCAATCCGGGGATATTTCGGAATCGGATGCAAAAAAAGAAATAGATCCTTTGATTGAAATAATTAAAGAAAGAGACGAGTTGAGCAAGGTTCTTGAAAATGACGCTTTTGATAGAAGTAAAATGGAAGATGCTTATAAGCAGCATGAAAAAGAGTTTAAAGATTATGCGAAAATTTATGACACTTTAAACCGTGAAACCCTTGAGCTTTTAAATCACCCTCTTGTTCAAATACTCAAAGATGATAAATTCAAGGAATTGACGGACCGAGAAGGTTATACTTCCATGAGCAGGTACTTTGACAATGAATTGATAGGACAGGGTGAATACAAATCTCAGGCACCAAAAACAAAAATATCATTTCTTAAAAATAGAACCGGTTCCAAAAAGGAAATAATATCCCCACTTTACTCAATGGCAAGGCAGTATTCAGAAGCATTGAAAAAATCAATGAAGCAAATTGTTTGGAATAAAATGTACAATCTTGCGATAGCTGATCCGGATTTGTTTCAGAGATTAAAGCTTGAAACAGCTTTTGTTAATGGAAAAGTTACCTATCCTCAAATGGATGATCCGAATATTGTAATGGCAAGAAAAGGTTATGAGATGGTCCCGATGGCAGTCAACAAAGAATTCAAACAGCTTATAGAATCCTGCGTGACTCCGGCAAATTTTAAGACAGTTGAGAAAATGTTTCTTGCAGCTACAAGGACAATGACAAAAGGAATAACTGCAATGGATTGGATGTTTGCGGTAAGAAACGTTCCAAGGGATTCAGTTTACGCTTTTGCAATGTCAGAAAACAACTACATCCCATTAATAGATCAATCCAAAATGCTCTACAACGCGTTAAGATATGTCAATTCAGTCGAGGCAAAATACGCGAGAGAGTACATGGATATTGCAGGTACAAGTCAGACTTATAAGGCAATGGCTTCAAAAAGCCCTGAAGAATTCTTTCAGCAAATGAATAATGAAAAATCAGTTTTAAATAAAATGATTGATGCTGCAGAGACGGGGGCTGATTGGTTTTCAATTCCTTCAGCAGGCAGCGAAATCGCTACAAGAATTGCGGAATACATAAAGGCAAGAAAGGCCGGTAAGCATCAGGTAGTTGCCCTGGAGGAAGCCGCGAGAGTTTCAGGAGCTTTCAGTCACACAGGCAATCTATGGGGAAGCGATTTTGCAAAGATATGGATTAAATCAATTTCATTTTTCCATGCAAAATTAGAAATAATGGACGGTTTAATTGCCAAGGCTAAGGATGGAGATATAAAAGCAAAGAAAAGAGTTATTCTTGCTTGGCTTGCGGTCCAGGTTGCAAATACCGCTGGAATTGCGGCTCTGCTTGCGCTTGCCTCAGATGAACAGAAAAGAGAATACCTTGCAAAAACAGCAAATGAATTGGCAGGAGGCTTATGGTTCCCTTGGCCCGGGAAGGAAAATAAACTTTTCAAATATCCAATAGGTCAGGAATTTGGATTTATTTCTACATTCTTCAACATGTTAATTGCGGAAAGGCTCTTAAAGGCTGATTATGATGGGGCTGATTATTATGACACTCTTACATCATGGATGCCTGAACAATTCAATTTAGGCCACTTGTCGGCTGCAATAGTAAGCTGGCTTCCGAACATTGTAAGTATTGGAGTTAGCCAGGCAATGGAGAAAACTTTCTGGCCCAAAACAAGAGACATGGAAACTCAATCTGAAAAAAATATTGAGGCTGAATTCAGGAAAAGACCAAATACAACTTGGCTTGCAAAGAAAATAGCGCATATGTTTAATAAGTTTAATATGTCACCAATTAAAATTGATGCTTTAATAAAACAGGCAGGAGGAACTTTTGCTTCCGATGTTGCTGATTTGCTTGGAAGTAATAAAAAGAAAAATCCTTTCATTAAAGAAACTTATTTTGGTTCAAGTAGACAATTCCTGAGATATTACGACCACAGAGCAAAAGTAAATCAAAGGTTTGAATCTGCAAAAGATGGATACAGAGAACTTAAAGATGTTGACGCAGTGCTTTATCAAAAAGTAAAATACATTGACAAAATGCTTAAAGTTTTCAGAGGATTCACAGACAGAGAAATAAAAACAAAAATGAAAGATCCTGATTCTATAAAATTAAGAAATGATATTTTAACCGAAATGGCAGCATTGGAGGCTGAATATGAAAAGCGTTAAACCAGTTTACGGAAAAGATTATATGGCCGGAGATGTTTATTTTGTATGGACAGACAGAAGTTTTTTATCTTTGGGAATAGCCTGGTTTGAATATCGTTCTGAATTTTTAACAGCAAAAGAAAAGGTTTCTCATTGCGGAATTGTTGTCGGAGAAGGTAAAGGGATATCAGCTCAACCTCAAGGAATAGACTACGAAGATCTTTATGCGATATTTGATGACTCTGATAAGCATGTATTTTTTAGAGAACCATTAATGCTGCAAGCTTATTCAGCGGAAGCCACTGTAAGATACGCTGAAAATCAACTTGGAAGAAAATATGATTACGGATTATTCTGCGCTTTTGCGCTGGTAAATAGTTCATTCGGAAAATTATTTACTGATAAATTTAAGAAAAGAATATTAAATTTTTTCAATTCTGATGAAAAATTAGTTTGTAGTGAATTCGCCGCAGAATGCTTATTTTACGGAGGTTTGAGCTATTATAAGCATTTTCAAATAATGCCTTCGGAGCTTGCTGATTTAATTATTTTCAAAAAAATTAAAATAAATACTTGACGCAAGTTTGATTTTGAAGTAAATCATTACCCATGAGCTGTACCAAAAAAGTGTTTCAAAATATTGTCATTGTTGCGACCTCCCTCACCGGATTAAACGGCGTATTTCTATTTGCCTGCAAACTTGCTTTGCTGTAATTGATATACACAGCTCCCGGGCCTCAACAATGACTCTTTTTAAGGAGGATTAAATGTCTGCCGTGAATTCAGTCTATCAAAAAATCCATTTGATTATGAAAGAAATTTCATATCTCAAAGAGGACGGTGAAATCAAATTCAAGGATGGTGGTAAAGGTTTCGCTATTATTTCAGAGGAAAAAGTTTTCAGAGTGTTAAGGCTTAAAATGGTTGAACATAAACTTGTTTTGCTTCCTATTAAAATGCAGCAGGTCACAAATCCAATCGGAATTGTTCAAAGCGACAAAGGAACTATGCTTTCAGGTAAATCAAATCTTTCTGAGGTTGATGCTCAATTTAATCTGGTTGATGTCGAGACAGGAGATTCAACTGTTTTAGCTTGCTCCGGAGCTGGAGAAGATCAGGGCGATAAAGGAATAGCCAAGGCAATTACAAGGCTTTATAAGAGCTTATTATTGAAGCTTTTCATTATTCCTACTGGTAAAGATCCAGATCTGTTTGAAAACAATCCTGAATTTGATTCTGAGCCTATGAAAGAAGATCAGACCGAACTTCCAAAAAGCCTTCAAAACATAAAAGAAGGAATCGCAGAAGAGCAAAAAAAGGAAATCAAAGTGGAAAAAACAAAACTTACTCAAAAACTTGTTGGTGAAGTTTTGACTGAGTTTATGACTGTAATGGGTCAGGATGACATGACTTTTGTGAAAAAAGAAATTCTTACTCCATGCGGAAGCAGTAAACTGTCAGAAATTAAACCTGAGAGATACCCTGAAATTATTGATAAAATCGATAATGAGTACATCAAAACAGGAATTGAACACAAAACTCCGAAATTACTCATTGCAAAGAGTGCGCTATGAAGCACTCACTTTTTGGATTCTCTTCTTTAGAAAGAAGATCTTCATGCCCGGGCTCGTACAGAATGGAAAAGGATCTTCCTGAATTGCCGCCAGCCAAGAATACTCCTCCAGGGGATAGGTTGCACAAACAGGTTGAATTGATGATTAAAGCGGACCGGCTTGGTAATCCTGTTACGGTAAATCCAGAGGAATTCAACGCAACCGAAATTGAAGCTGCGATATTCTGCTTTGACCAGTATAAGGCAATGGCGTATGAGCCTATGACGAATTACAAAATCATAACTGAAAAGTCTTTTGATTTTAGAGATTTATTTCCTGAAATTGAAATCAGCACTACGGACTTGATAGGTTATGAACCGTTCAAGGTTGCTCATGTTTTTGACTGGAAATTCAATTACGGAGAAATCGAAGAAGCTCCAAACAATATTCAGCTTGGAGGATATGCTTTGGGGGCATTCAAGGAATTTGACGTAAAAACGGTTTACGTTCATCTTGTTGAAGCTTTTGCAAGAAGGGTTTCAAGTTATCAGTATATCGAAAGCGAACAGAAAAACATTATTGATTTTGTGAAGTTGACAATATCAAATTGTTTTAAGTCTTTCGCTCCATTAAAGCCTTCAAAAAAATCATGCCAGTATTGCCGGGCGAATACTCCAAATAATTGCCCTGCGATTCTGGGTAAAATGTTTGATGCTGAATTAACAACTCCGCTGTCCGCAATGCAACCAGAGGATATTTCAAAATTGCTTGATATTGTTGACCTGAACATTTCAATAGGAGGAAAGATTAAGCAGTATGTTTACGCTTGCATGACTCAGGGTTGTAAAGTTCCTGGATGGATTCTTGCTAAAGGAAGAAATTCAAGGGAATGGATGCCGGAAGTAAACGAACAGAAATTAATTGAAATTGGTAAAATGCTTGAAAAGGATGTTTCCAATTTATCAAAAACTGAGCTGATTGGAATCGTTGAACTTGAAGAAAGATGGGGTAAATCTGCGATTGTTAAAAATCATTTAATGCCTCTTATCAAAAAAGAGGAAGGCAAACCAATATTAAAAAAGGAGAAGAGTTAAAATGGGATTTTCCGGAAATTACAAAGGAATAATAAAGAGCCGTGGAATTAAAAAAAGCACGAACGGCGCAACTCAATTCTGCGTAAAAGTGGAATTGACTCAAAAACTGGTTGATAAAAAATATCAAAAAATTCAACATGAGCCTGAAATGAGTTATGAGGTATGGGGAAACCTGAATCTTATCAATTGTGATGGATCAATAAATAATGCTCAATTGAAGTCATTGAAGCAATCTTTAAAGTGGGACGGTGCTTCATTGAAAGCTCTTAATGAAATTGATGTCATAGGAAAAGAATTTCCTGTGGTGTGTGTTTTAAATGACGATGGCAAATCAAAAATTTCATGGATTAATTCAGATGATATTGTTGTTGCTGATATTGATTCTATTGAAGATGACTGGAGAAAGAAATTTGCCTCCAACGTCAAAGACTTTGGATGAAAACAAGTTTCAATCTAAACATAAAAATCTCCGGGTTGAATAAGTCAGCCCGGTATCAGCATTGGGGTAAATTGGCTGGAATTGCAAAAAAACAAAGAACCCTGGCAGCAATAGCAACAAGTAATCAAATTGTTGCTGGAAAAATCAAATCAGGATCAAAGTATTCAGTAGAGCTTACAAGATTTGGAAAAAAGAAACTTGATGATGATAATATAGTGGGAAGTCTAAAGCATATCAGAGATGGAATAGCAGATGCTCTAGGCGTTAATGATGGATCTGATAAAATCAAGTTTATTTACAGTCAAAAACAGTCAAATATTTATTGTTTAAACATTTCAATAGAGGAGCTTTAAAAAGTGGGAAAGTCCAAAAAAAGAGCGTGGAGAGATACCGTTGAAGGGAAAAGGCATCTCAAAAACAAAAACTACACAAAATTCAATGAAGTTGAAATAAAATCAGTAGCCAATATGATTTTAAGAAATTCAGGAAGGAAAGCGAAGTGAAAAATTTAATGGATGTAATGCTTGATTCGGGTGCAATCGTTTACAGAGATGGAGAATTTCCATTATTTTCAACTGGAAAAAATAAAGAAATAAATTGCATGTCTTTATTAAATATTGTTAGGACTTCATTACTTAAAGTGCTTGAAGATGTGAGGAAATTAAAAATCAACGATAAATACGATAAGACTAAAAAATGTTCAGAAAACGCATTATACGAAACAAATGATGGGGATATAATTTTAGTAGAGGATCTATACGAAAAAATTAAAGAATTTGTAGGTGAAAAGTGATCTATTTAAATCCACCGCGCTGGGGAAAACTTCAACCTCGTCAATGGCAGATTGACGCTTTTGAGGTAGTAAGGAAGCACTTGTCAGCTCAGGAACCTGAATCAGTAATTATTCAGGCGATTATGGGAAGCGGAAAAAGCTTATTAATAAGCGCACTGGCTTGCGCTGTGACATTAAATCCGAATGAGTGCGTGGTTATATCCACCTCTACCGAACACCTAGTAGAATCGTTCTATGACGATTTTAAGGCAATAGGCGCTTTTCCTGGAGTTTGGTATGGCAGAATGAAGCGAATGGGAAATATTATCATTACTTGCGTTCCAAGCGTCAAAACTTTGTCCGCCAGGATTAAAGCTTCCGGTAAAAATGTGAAATTATGGATTGCGGATGAAGTTCACCGGACAGAATGCGGAAATATTCTTGATTGCTATGAAAGTTTGAATCCTTTATGTTCAATCGGATTTACCGCAACGGCATTCAGAAGCATTCAAAAAGAAACTATTTCACTTTTTGATAAGGTCATTTACAAATATGGAATAAAAGAGGCCCTGAATGATGGGGTTGTGGTTCCATGGAAAATTATTCATAGACATGAAGAAATTCCGGAAGATTTGAATGTGATGTATTTGGACATGATTAAACATGCGGAAGGCCCGGGATTGGCAAATGCTGATGATATTGAAGATGCGGAGCAATTTTCGACATATTTAAGTTCAAAAGATATTCCAGCCCGAGCAATTCATTCAAGGCTTCATAATAGAATAAAGAAGTCAATTTTAAGCGATTTGAGGACTGGAAGGCTTAAATGTATTGTCCATGTGAATATGTTGTCAGAAGGGGCTAATTTCCCTTTTCTGATGTGGGCTCTTTTAAGGAGGCAAGTGGAAGCTCGTGTGAGATTTATTCAGGAAATTGGAAGGCTTTTAAGGTCTTTTCCTGGTAAGAAAGAAGCAACTTTTTACGATCCTCATGATCTTTTCGGCTCTTTTTCTCTATCTTATGCGGAGGCTCTGGGAGAAGTTAGCACTCTAGAAAAGCCACTAAAAGAAGAAATTTTGACTCCGGAGGATATTATCAGGCAGTTTTCAGAAGGAGATCCACCGCTGATATTATCAACAATCGAATCTGCGATCAGGGGTTTGACGGTTGCTTGTGACACTCAAACAAATTATCCAAGGAGGATTTTGAGTAAAATTGACAGAGTAAAGCCTTCTACCTCATTACAGATAATGAGCATTAAAAGCCATTTGAATTTATTAAATGGTTACGCTCCGGAAAAATGGAAGGAATGCTTAAATATTATTGTTGAAAAAGGCAGAGATGTTCGTTTTGGTTTTATGGCGGACTTGATATGGGTGTTGAGTTCTGTAAGGGAATCTCAAAAATGGCCAAGTTTATACGAAAGAGAGGTTTTATGAAAGATTGGGATTGGGAATATATAATTTATTCAGCAATAATTAATTTAATAGCATTTTTTATTGGATTTTTAACTTATTTAATTTTAAAATCATGAAACTCTCCGACATTAAACAATCCAAAGAAATACTTTTCCATCTTCTTGGAATACAAAAAGAAGGTAAGCATAAATGCTGCTTCCATGAAGATTCAAACCCGTCAATGGTTGTTCGATATCATAGCAATGTATGGCATTGGAAGTGCTTCTCAGGTTGCGGATCAGGAACTGCTATTGATGCGGCAATGAAGGTTTATAATGTTTCAACATGCGCTGAGGCGTTAAGGGCAATTGAAAAAGAAATGGGAATAATCGTTATTCGGGACGAAGAATATCAGGAACCGATTATAAATCAGGACAAGGCTGAACAGTTTATTAATTATGCTTACAGGAATTTGATAAGCAATTTTGCGCTCAGGGAATATTACAGCCAAAAGCGCAAGATATTCAAGATGTCAACAATAATAAATAATCGGATTGGTTTTGTTGAGAAGCATAAATTTCCTGAATGGAGGTCATGGGAGATTACAGGTTGGGTGCTGCCTGTTACAAATTCAAGGGGAGAAGTTAAAGCTGTAAAGATTCATCAGGAAAAAAGGCTTAGGACTCAACCAAAATGTGTATGGGCTCCGTTCGGAACTTATCCTGAACCTAATTTCAAATTGGGAATAAAAGCGATTAACGGACTTCAAACATTCTGGCCGCACCCGGAAAAATACCTGAACAAAGATTTTCTTATAATTACAGCCGGAGAGTTGAAGGCCCTGGCGTTGGTTGATGCAGGTTATCAGGCTACGGCTCCGACCGCTGGGGAAAATAAGCTGCCTGAAAGGATGTTAAAGCGCATTGAAGCTTTGAACTTTAAAAAAATATTCATAAATTATGATGAAGATTCAGCCGGAAAAGATTTTAAGGATTTGCTTATTAAAGGATTTTCAGCTCTTGGGATTCTGGCAATACCGTTTACTTATGGATCAGGAATGACAGAAATTTTAACAAAGAATGAACCAGTCAAAGAACCGGAGGTGGAATTGAATCAAAATTCAGACATGGAAGATCTTAACAAAGAATGGGTAATTAAAAATTTAGAAGAAAGGATTAAAAAATCATTGATTGATGGAAGTGTGCCTGATGATGTTGAAAAATTCACAAATCAATTATCTATAGAGGACAAAAAATCATGGTTTCGGAATCAAAAAAAGTAAAAGCAATTTACAAGTTCGATAACGGTTCAAAAATCGAACTTTCAATATTGGATACTCCAAAAATTTCTTACATGTGGGGCGAAAGATTCTTTTTGACAGAGTTCATTGAAGGGAAATCAGCAGTTTATGAAATACGAAGGCCCGGAAAATCAAATTCGATTAAAATCAAAAATAAATAATAAATATTTATTGGCTATTTTTGAACAAATTGAAATGCCTTTCAGGATATTAAAATGCCAAGGCAATAGGATATTTGTTAAAGTTTTTTACGATAGGATAATTTCAGATAAAAGAAAAAAAATCGAAGAAGCAAGATTCGTTTTCAATGTTTTAAAAAAATCATCTGAATTAAAATTAAAATTAGAATGGAAAGGCTTTAAAGATAATGAAAAAAGAACGGAGTTTGTGTTGCACGGCCCAATGCAAAAAATTCGGATTCAAGAGAAAGTATTATCGGGAATATATGCAGAAAAGAAGAAAGACTCTGAAGAATAAAGGACAGTTAAATCTTCCTTTACAGGAAATGTTGCAATTTAGAGAAAATGCTTTTATATATGCAATCGCTGGAGAACAAATAGAACCGGGTCATGCAGTAACAATAAAAGATGGAATTGCGCTCAAAGCGAATGCAACCTGTGTTTTTGATAAAAATAGATTTAAAGAAGTTGCTTCAATTTTAGAAAAAATGTTTCCATGAAGCGCGACGCGAACGATGTTGAAAATTTAAAAGAAGAAACAGATTCTCTGCTTAAAATTGCCGAGGCTGATATTGATAAAAATTCAGGTTGGGAAACAATTGACAGTATTGAATCAAAAAATCCTGAATTGCGAAATTTTGTTATTCAGGGATTGGTAAGGGAAGGTGAAGTGATTAATTTCATTTCAGCTCCGAAAATGGGAAAGTCTATGTTCGTTGCTTTTATCGCTTACCATATTGCAGCCGGGAAGCCTATTTTAAAGCGCGAATACCAGACCTGCGGAGGAAATATTGCCATAATTGATACCGAGCTTCATAAGGAGACGATAGCTCATAGAATGAGATTAGTTTTGAAGGATTTAAATTTTAATCCTGAACTTAAAAAGAAATTGTTTGTTTATCCGATAAGAGGAAAGCAAATTTCCATATTTGAAATAGAACCTCATTTGGTTTTTTTGAAAAATAAAAATATAAAACTGATTATTTTTGATTGCTTATATAAGCTTCTTCCAAAGGGTACAGACGAAAATTCAAATGCTGATATAAATGGAGTGTATAATTTTCTTGACTATTTGGCTATGAAGTATAATGTGGCAATAGCTGTGGTACATCATACAAGTAAAGGAAGTCAGTTGAATAAATCAATAACAGACATGGGTTCGGGTGCCGGAGTGTTTCAAAGATCTCCTGATTCTCACATTACTTTTTACGAACACGAGCAGCCAGGTCATTTTGTTTTGAAAGGGGTTGTAAGATCATTCAAACAACCTGAACCGTTCGTTGTTAAGTTTGAGTATCCTTTATTTCATCTTGCAGATAAAATGAATCCGGAAGATGTTAAGGGAGTAAAAAAACAAGGTAAGCAAGAGGAAAGAGTTGATTTATCTACGAGCGAATTTGCTGAATTTTTAACGGATGAATGGCTATCAAAGAAACAGATTGTTGTTGAAATAAAGTCAAAACTTGGATGCTCTGCTTCGTCGGCAGGGTTGCTTATTGATAATATTCAAGCTAAATATAAACTGGAAAGCTTAACTCCGCAGGACGGGGAAAAGGATTGTGATTTTTTTATTTGTGCAAATATTAAAGGATTAAAATTTAAAAGGGGAGCTGAATTATGACCGAAAAAATTAATAGTGTAGAAATATTGAATTTTAAAAATATTGCTAGTGCTTCATTCATGCCAGAAGAAAATCATATTATTCTTTCAGGTACTAACGGAAGCGGGAAGACTTCAATTTTTGAAGCAATGCTTACTGCGCTTTGTGGAAAGGCCGTACTTCCGGATGATCCAATTCGCCACGGATCAGAAAGCGCTCAAATCAAAATGATTCTTTCTGATAAATCCGTTTTAACTTATTCAATCACAGTTAAAATTCAGGAAAATGATTTTGTTTTAAAGATAAATCCTTACGGTCCTGATGGACAGTTATTAAAAGCTATGGAAAAACCACTTACTTTTTTAAAGAAAATATTCAATTCAATGTCAGGCAATCCGCAGGCTTTCTTTAATTTAAAAGCTCATGAGCAGGTACAAGAACTTTACAAAGTAATGCCGGAGCTTGCTGAAAAGATCCTTCAAAATAAAACAGATTTTGAAATTTGCCAGCAAAAAAGATCTGAAACATTATTGCAGAAGAAATCAATCGAAGGTCAACTTAAAGAGTTTGAAGATGTTTCTTCATATCCTGATACTGAAATGAATGTTACTGAATTCAATGCGGAGCTTGTAAGTATAAGTGAACACAATTCAAAGAAATTAAAATTAAAAGCCAAGTATGAACAGGCAAATTCAGAAGTGAAAATTGCAAATAATAAAATGATTTTTATTGAAAAAAATATTGCAGGTATGGAAGATCAAATTTCTTTATTGCTCAATCAAATCAAATCATTGGAAGACAGAATAACCGTTCAAAAAAATGAGTATGAAGTTCAAAAGAAATTGAATCTTAATATCGTTTCTGTTGAAATTGCAGCCCTCAAAGAGTATAATGATTTTCAGGAAATTAGTTCTGATTCTGTTGCTGAAAAACTTATGGAAGGTTCAAATCATAATGAAAAGTTTAAAATCAAACAGCGTTATGTTAAGCTAATTCAGCAGATGAATGAAATTGAGGATATTTCTGTGCATTGTTTAGATGAAATGAAATTCCTTCAAGCTCAAAAACTTGAAATTTGCAGGACTTCAAAGATGCCAATACCGGGCCTTGCTATTGGTGATGATTGTTTGATTTATCCTGATCCGAACAATACTGCAAATATGGTGAATTTAAATTCGCTTTCAACGGGTCAAAAGTGGGTTGTTGCTCTTGCGCTTCATTCGAAATTGAATCCAGGGTGCAAGATTCTTTTTGTTGAAAGCCTTAATGATCTTGATGAAAAAAATAGAGAACTTCTTTTTTCTGAGGCTCAAAAATCAGGGATTCAATTAATTTTACATAACACAAAAGAAACTGGAATAGGATCAAATTGTGATATTATTATTAAGGATTCGGTTCAGGATTTGTGGGGTTAAAATGCGCAAATTAATAACCAAGGCAAGTTTCTACGGTGCCAATGGAGAAAAAGGGCTGAATGAACATGTTGCAATGCTATCAAGCGAGATTTGCCCGGAATGCAAAGGATCTACAGAACAAGATGAATGTGTTAAATGTTCACGTTGCAACGGTGACGGCTATCTCACAAACCAGATTAAGTTTAATCCGCACGCTCCTGCATGTGCTTGTAATATGTTTCCGCTGGGGACATGGTTGAAAGTAACTTATTTAGAATTTTACAAAGATAAACCTTATATGGTGGCTCCAAGTAAAGAAATTATCGTCATGGTTACTGATAGAATGGCATCATGGCTTAATTCTGATAATGGTAAATGGGAATATGTTTGCAATGAATGCCATTCTAAATATTCAGGAGATATTACTCAGTATGGAAAAAAGCATTTATGTGGTGGAGAATTTGTTAAGACTAGGGATATAGATCTTACTGCGTATGGTGCGTTTAAGAAGGTAGCTCCGCTATCAATTGGATTAATAAATGTTGAATTGGAGGTATTATAATGAAAGAATCAAACTGCCTTGACCGTCGCATCCTTGGCTTTTTCGTATGCAAGACGCATAAGTGCAGGCACTACAATAAACACGACCTACGAGGCATGGCGTACAGCAGCGATAAAGAAATTAAACTTTGTCCATCGTGCAAGCTTTATATGCAGAAAGAACCTAACGAGGCCAAAACATTCAAGCAGTAAGTTTTTAACAATAACCAAACCAAAGAAAAGGAGTGTCTAAAATGAAGCTATTAACCGCAATATTAACCATGTGCATGCTGTTGTCTGGGTGCGTTATTACCTCCCAATTCACAAAGGAGGAGCAAGAAAAATTGCTTACGTTTCTTAAAGAGTACGAAGGAAATAAAATCGAGGATAACAATCCGGTGGTAACCGTGGATCCGGAGAATAGTCTGCCAGTGCCTGATGAGGTTAAGACCGTGACTGTGGAGAAAGCGAAGCCAGCAGAAATAAATCCGGTTGAAAAGCCTGTAAATGATCTTGATTTTGTGACCAAGTGGAAATCAACCTCAGATGTGAAGGACTGGCCTATAACAACAAATCTCACTTACAAGGTATCAGGAAATAAGATATGGCTTTATTATGATAAATCCGATGTATGGCCCAATGCCAAGGCCGTTGGATTGATGCTTAATGCGAACGTGTGGGCTATTCTCAAGGATGGAGATACATATCTGGCATGTACCTGGGAATGGATCCCAAAAAAGCAGACTATCATCAAAGAGTTAGATAGAATCCCAAACGCTTTCAGGGAGCATTTCAAGAAAGAATACGATCCAAAGGTCAATAAGTGTTGGATATTCGTAGCCGGACTCAGTCGGAACAATGTCAGAAATGTCAAAGAACGCTCTCAAATTGTAGGATTGGAGTTAAAATAATGAAAGATTTTTTAAAGAAAATAGGCTCTCGAATAATTAAGGCCAATAAAGTGCTATTTGGTCTGGCTGATATTGCTAGCGAAATTGCGGTTGTTGTTAATCCACGTCCTGAGACAATAGCAGCGAAAAAGGCGATTGATTATATTCAAAGCACAACAGAAAAAACTCAAGATAGTTTTTGTTGGGATTGTAAATATTTTTCAAATAAGGAATTTGCAATAGATTATTATTGTGAAAAATTTAAAATATCTATTCACCATCATCTTTACGGTCCTTTAAGAAATGTTGATTGCATTAATTCAAAATCATACGAAAATAAACACGAAGGCTATTAAAAATGTCATATTTTCATGTTATAATAGAAAATCAAGAAACCCGTCTGCAATGCTGCGGACGGCAGACAAATCAGGCAATAAATTCATTCAAACGGTTTCATTCTTGGTGTGAAAAATGCTGGACCAGAACTCACGGAAGTTCTACAAAAGAGGCGGATGATTATCAGATGAATCGTTTGATAAGGCAGAAAAATAATTGAAAGCCGTGATTTATTTGCGAAGGGTTGTAAATTCAAACCTTCTGAATAAAATTAATGAATGTCATCGGTATTGTTTGGAAAATGATATTGAGATACTTGGTGAATTTATTGATGAAAATCGACAGAAAGATTATCAGACAAAACCTCAATTGAATCTTGCAATATCAGCCCTGCACAGGTACAAGGCAGGGCTTTTTATTTCCTATGAATTCCAGGACTGGATTGTTGATGAAGGAATGTACGGGGCTTTGATTGATAAGATAATAGGCTCCGGCAGGGCTATTGTTTCAATTGCTGAAGGGTTTGATACTTCAACGGCTGAAGGGAAGTCCCAGGCGCTTATTTTGAGGGCTTTCCTTCATTACTGGAAGGTGATAGGCAATAAACCTGCGGATGGACACAGATATACAAATGCTGATATTATTGATGAAATTGTCGAATATTACTCAATCGGTTGGAGCCCAAAGGAAATCGCCAGGATATTAAACGATCGCGGAGTAAAAAGACATAATGGTCAACCTTGGTGTACAAATAATATCAGTTGGATTCTTGCTAGGAGTGTTTCGGATTATGAAAAACAGAATAGTTTTAAAGCTTTTCATGTGAACAAAAAAATAGCGCTCACGGAATTAACCTGAGCGCTATTTTATGATTTAATATTATTTCTGAGCGTTTTTTGCTCTTACCCAATCAATCAATAAAAGTGAAAGTTGATAAACTTCATCCGGCACCTGAGTCATTCCCGGGAAAAGCTCAAAAAAATTCAGTAACAATTTTTTCTTTTCCGGGCTTATTTTCATTTCTTCAATTTTTAATATTTCATTTTTCAGCATGTTCAAGATACTCCTCGCATTTTTCGCACTCTTTAGACTCGCATGTTTTGAAAATATTGCATACCGTGTAAGCTTCCTTCAAAACTTCATTGTGCATTTTGACAGCTCTCGCCTTCCTGCAAACAATTTTACGCTGTTTGTGGGCAAGTTTGAGATTTTCAGCAATTGCATCCAGCTTTTTTTTTGATTTGCTCTTTCCTCCCTTTTTACCCAATTGGGAGGATATGTATCTTTGAGCTTGAGCCAGGTCGTAAAAAATTAATGATTTTGCCATATTAAACCTCCGCAAGTTTTAAAATTATATCTTTGTATTTTTTCCACCAAATAAGAGATTTATCTAAATCCATTAAATTAATTTGTTCATCATTAAAATTTACCCACTCATTTTTTGTGTAGTGCCTGCATCCGATCTGGATTGTTTCATCAAAAATTATCACAATGTAATGGATTAAAAATATCTGAATAGGTGTTGTTTTTTGGATGTACTCAATATTGTTGAGAGTATATTTAAAACCGACGGAAAGATTAGCCCCGGAAAGATTAGCTCCGGAAAGATCCGCTCCGGAAAGATTCGCTCTGGAAAGATTAGCTCCGGAAAGATTAGCTCCGGAAAGATATGCTCTGTAAAGATTAGCTCCGGAAAGATTAGCTCCGGAAAGATTAGCTTC